CACCACTATCAGTAATTATAAATGAAGCTTTTTTCAATATATTATGACAATTAACAACATCAAGTGGATCTATTAATCTTATTTTTTCATTATCTGAAAAATATTTACTAGCTAAATCCTTAATAACCGGATTTAAATGAACAGGATATACAATTTTTATATTATCATATTTCTTTGTAATTTCATTTATAGCAGTAAAAATATTTTCAAGTGAATTACCTACATTCTCTCTTCTATGAGCAGTTAAAAAAACTAAATCACTTTCTTTTGCCCACTCTAATATATCATTATTATAATTAGGTACAACAGTATAACGCATTGCATCTACAACAGTATTTCCAGTAATATAAATTTTGTTTTTATCAACATTTTCTTTTATTAAATTGCTATAACTGTAAGTGCTTGGACAAAAATGAAAATCAGCTATTTGAGTAATCATAGCTCTATTTGTTTCTTCTGGAAAAGGATTATATTTATCATATGTCCTAAGACCTGCTTCAACATGCCCAACAGGAATCTTATTATAGAAAGCAACCAAAGCGCCTATAAACGCAGTCGTCGTATCCCCTTGAACAATAACTATATCTGGATTTTCATTTTTAATAATATTATCTAACTTTGGAAGTAAATTATATGTAATACTACTTAAAGTTTGATCTTTTGTCATAATATTTAAATCATAGTTAGGCTTAATATTAAAAACTTTTAAAACTTGATCTAACATTTCTCTATGCTGCCCAGTTACACATGTAATACATTGTAAATTTTTATTACCTTCTACTTCTTTTATAAGTGGAGCCATCTTTATAGCTTCTGGTCTTGTACCAAATATTAACATAACCTTTTTCATATAACACCTACTTCATTTTTTTTACTTTAAATATAAATTTAACATTATTTTTATAAAATGTTTTTATTCTTTTAGGCTCCCTTAATATTCTATATAACCATTCTAAATTTAATTTAATAAATAGTTTAGGCGCTCTTTTTTTAGTACCACTAATAACATCAAGAGAACCGCCAACTCCTATAAAAACTCCTTTTTCAAATTTATCAATATGTTTATATATCAATTTTTCTTGCATAGGTATACCCATTCCTACTAAAATAATATCAGGCTGTAATTTAACCATTTTATCAAAAACATTATCTTTGTTTTTAACATATCCATTACAAGAACCAACTATTTTTAAATCAGGATATTCCTTATTTATTTTTTTCACCAATTTTTTTCTAACTTCCTCAGTTGCTCCAAAAAAATAAACACTATACTTTTTTTTATTACCATATTCTAATAAATCATACGATAAATCTACACCAGTAATTCTTTCACTTACATTATATTTCAACATTTTAAGTGCGCGGATTATTCCTATACCATCTGCCACTACTAATACATTTTTATCAAGTAAAATATCATTCATTACTATATCATTTTCAGTACACATTAAAGTATTCGGATTGGCAGTAACAATGAAAGTTTTCTTTTTATTATCCAAATTTCGACATATTTTATTTAAAAACATATCATAACTTTTATTATAAATATTATCAAAATATTTTCTCATAATAAACCCACCTATACTTCATACAACTTCCTTTTATAATTATACATTATATTGGATTTTTAGTAAATAAGATGAGCTAATTTTTAAAATATTTTTACTTTTTTCTTACTTGTAAATGTAAGATTTTTTTATTTTGTGAAATAATATCTTAAAAAGGGGTTGCAAAAATAAAATAAATTTGATATAATTAAACATGTCATGGCGATGTAGCTCAGTTGGCTAGAGCACACGGTTCATACCCGTGGTGTCGAGAGTTCGAATCTCCCCGTCGCTACCAATAGAATTTGATAAGGCCTTGTATTTCAAGGTCTTTTCTATTATTTGAGTGAAAACCCTTATAAAATAAGGGCTAAAATGTTAATATTTATTCTAAAGAAGTTCATTTGTATTTAAAAAAAATAAGACCAAAATAAGACTAAAATTCGTGTTTTAAGACCAAAACAAGACCAAAACAAGACCAAAATAAGACCAAAATAAGACCAAAATAATCTTACAATATTGAGTCGAATATAATATATAAATAAAAACCGTTTACCAAAAACAAGTCCAAAAGTTATGGACTTGTTTATTTTTTTTATTTACATATCTCTGAATATCTCGCTATATGTACTTTTTATTTTGTAAGGTTTTCTATTATATTTTTTAAATAACTTAATTAGTTTATTCTTTTCATTTTCAATCACAATTATTCCTGTTCTAGTAATACTTTTTTGCCATATTTCACTTGAAGCATCTATATTTTCACTTCTTAAACTAGAAATAAAATCTTTAACTACATATACTTTATTATAAATATTACGAGTCCTTAAAGAATACTCATCATAAATACTACCATATTTTTCATAATCATCATTTAGTTCTTCCCATGTTATCTCTTTAATTATGTCAAATTCAGATAAATCATAATTTAAAATTCCAACTATCTTTACTTTATTATTACCAAAATAATAAGATTTTTTATTGTTAATTATTTCTTCATAATTTGTTGGATTATATTCTCCACTACTTGTTTCTATACCATTACTGATTATTAAGTTAGCTAACACATTAGAAATCATTATTTCATTATCATTAATTGGAACTCTTCCAATAATATCTGCTTCAAAATATTCATCAAAATTATTTGTTGTTACTATATCACATTCTGCTGCCCAAAATGAAAATGGTGTTGTTTTACTCTTGTTTTTTATTTTCATAATATCTATTAATGGGACATATCCCATGATATCTGTTGATTCTATATGATAGTTTGTAAAGTGATAAACTGTTTCATATTTAAAATTATTGTTGTCTAAATATGATACAATATCCTTAAATTCTGAATCACTTATTTTTAAATAATTTTCTGTCATTTCATCTTCATTATATTGTTTTGATTTTATTATTTCAACAAATTGCTCCTTATTATCAACTAACATTTGAATTTCTTTTCTTGTAATGTCTATAGTTTGAAAATATTTTTGAAAGAAAAGAAAATATGACAATATTAAAACTAATGTAACAATAATGCTGATACATCCAATAATTATTTTATTCTTTTTTTTCTTTTCTTTTTTTATGTGATTCAAAAGTTCTTGATCTTCCTTTAATAAAGCATCTAATGATATTTTATATATATCACATAGTTTTATTAATGCAAGTATATCTGGATAACATTTTGAATTTTCCCAATTTGATATAGTTTGTCTAGATACATTTAAAATATCAGCTATGTCCTCCTGTGAAATATTTTTTTCTTTTCTCAAATCTTGTAACGTTTTTCCTAAATTCATTTTTTACTTCCACCTTTCTAATCAAATTATATATTATTTATTTATAAATTACTATCAAAAATATTTTACATTGATAAATATCAAATATTTATTACATATTTTATAATAATTTTTTTGTTAATGTTTATTTTGCTAATTTTTATTAGTAATAACCATTTACAAGACTAAAAATATTTTGACCAAAAAAAGTTAGATTGATTTCTAACTTTTTTTGTTAAAAATTCGGACCCACCTATGTGAATATCGTAATTCTTACATTTTTTTGTTTAAAAAATTCGGACCCACCTAAATATAAATATTTCTGACACTATTTTTTTCCACTTTTTCTTCAATAATATTATTAATTATATCTAATTCTTCATTATATTTCAATAAATATATTTCTGGACTCGGCTCTTCAATTTCATCACATTTTTCCAAATACAACTGTTTTTCAGTATTAATAATCTTTTTCATTATTTTATGCTTCTCTTTTATTAAATCTTCAAATTCCATTTTTTTAAATTCTTCTATTGTTCTAGGTGCTACTATCATTTTATCCCTCCTAATTATCTAGATTGATTATATCATATTTAATATTTTATTACATCTAAAATATCATCAAATGTTATTTTTGCATTATCTAATATCAATTCCCTGTATACTTCATCTATTTTTTTTATATTTCCAATTATTTCATTATAATCTAAATTATCGTAATAAGTAATTTTTACTTTATCGCCTTTTTTTAAATCTTTAATTTTTTCATTTAATTCAAATTCCATTTCTTCTGATATACTTTTCTTTGTATTACATTTCTTACAAGCTTGTTCTAATCCTTCCCTAAACCCAGCAATTGCATCAAATGGCATAAATATACTAGCTCTTTTTTTATTCAGCATTATGTCCTCCTAATAATTTATTCCTTTTTATTTGTGTTCCGTTTTCAGTAAAACTAATTCCTCTTAGTATAGAATTTTTTCCATATTTATTTTTTATTTCGTTCATAGCAATCTCTATTCTTAAATCTTTTTCATTTATTTCATGAGTATCAAATATACTCAATTGTTCAATTACTTTATCCTTTAAATTACCAAAAGATATGGATATTCTTCTTATTAAAACTGACTCATTAATTCTAAAATCATATTCATTAAGAATTTTATTTACAATTATAGTAAAACTGCTTGTTTCCTGTTCTAGTTTAAAAGTAAATTTAGTTGGTGGAATTTTATCTTTCGTATAACCAATTAAAACACTTACAGTAGATGCAAATTTATCCTTGCTAACCAAATCTAAAACTAAATTATCTATCATTTCAATTAGTATGTTTCTTGCTTCCACATAATTATAATCTCTGTCTAGGATATGTGAATTAGATATTGAATTAGATTTAGGTTTATATTCTTTTACATCTTTTATTGTACAAGGTTCTATTCCTTTAGAGTGGTCTATTAACAATTCTGCATTAACACCAAACTCTTTATATAATATAGATTCATCACAATTGGCTATATCATACATATCTTTTAAATGTAAATTATAAAGTTTATTTTCTGTAGCTCTTCCTATTTGCCAAAAATCAGTTAATGGTGTATGATGCCATAATTGTTCTTTATACAATTCTTCATCTAAATATCCTATATTATCTTTAGAATGTTTAGCTGTAATATCTAAAGCTATTTTTGCAAGATACATATTTGTTCCTATACCAGCAGCCGCTGTTATTCCAGTTTTTTTATATACAGCATCTATTAACATTTTAGCAAATTCTTTTGGAGTTTTATTATAATAATTTAAATATGGAGTTGCATCAATAAAACATTCATCTATTGAGTATGCAAACCAATCATCTCTGTTTACATAATTTAAGTAAATACTATTAATATAAATAGAATATTGTCTATATAGAATCATTCTAGGTTTTGCTATTATAGGATGAATATATTTAGGTATTTCATACATTCTACATCTATTCTTTATACCCCTTTTCTTCATTTTAGGACTAATAGCTAAACATATAGCACCATCTCCTCTAGTAGAATCAGCAACCACTAAATCTGTTTTAAATGGATCTAATTTTCTTTCAACACACTCTACAGATGCAAAAAAAGTTTTTAAATCTATACATACATATACCTTGTTCATCCTATCACCAAAAAAATTATAACACGAATATCTGTTCGTGTCTAGTGGTAAATAAAAAAGATTACTCAGACTGAGCTAATCTTTTACATTTATAATTTCTGTCTCCTATTTATTTTATTTTTTCATTTATTTGATTTTTAATATCTTTTGTTGTTTCTCTAAATTCAACTATAGTACTATTTTCAAAAATTGATTTAATATTATCATCTACATTGTTTACTCCCTCATTAATCATAAGCTCAAATTCATAAGTTTTACCTTCTTCTAAATATACTAATTTAGGACTATTAACAATTACTTCATTTAAAACATTATCATTTCCTTTTATTTTTATTTGGTAGTCATTATAACCAACATATTCAATTTTTTCTATAAAATAAGTTCTTACAAATGTATAATTATTATCTTTGCAAAAATTATTTTTATATCCCATTTTTACATTACCAATATAAATGTCCTCATTACCGTCGTACGTATGACATTTCAAAAGCGCTAAAGTTCCGTTTTTATCTATTTCAAATTTTTCTCCAGCATAATTAGTAAGTACTTCAGTTTCAAATGTTTTGAATGGTAAAAATTCTATAATATTTTCTATTGCATTTTTATTTTTCTTTATATAACTTTTTAAATCAATTGATTTATCATTAATATTTACTTTTATGTTATTGATGCAATATGTATAAATATTTATATTATCTTTTGTCATTAATAATTGCGGTTTATTATTGCAATCACTAATATTATTGAATGTTATGTCTGTGATACTATCATTTTTTGTACATCCTGTAATAAGGAAAATTAAAAAAATAAAAATTGTTTTCATTTTACTCATAAAAACCTCCTACCATAAGTATTAACTACTTTTAGTATACCAAAAAAAAGAAAGAAATACAATTTAATATTATTTCTTTCCTATAATAAACTAATTTAATTCAATATACTCTGAATATACAAATATACTACCAGTTTCTTCCTCTTTAGACTCTACATCAATTACATAATATAATTTGTCCTTTTCTGCATCATAGTATTTATGTTCTCCAATTATGCTATATTTATAAATTATTGGTTCAAACATGTCTGGTGAATAATATTTTTTCAGTGTATAGAATTTTTCAAGTTCTACTTTGTCTATACTACTTTTTACTTTTTCAACATTATTTTTTTCTAAAATAGATTTTTTTACATCATTTATCTCTTTTTCTTTTTCTACAGATAATGTTTTAGACATTTGACTTCTCTTGCTTGACATTAATTTATCTACATTTATGCCATTTGTATTGTCATAAACCTTTGTAATTTTTGATAAATCAGAATTGAAGAATACAGTATAAGCTAAGTTTGTTTCTACTCCATTAATCTTTAAAATTATATCATATATAGTTTCTGTTCCTTCATCAGTAGAAGGATTGCTTTTCTCTATTATATAGTTATCAATATCAAAAGTAGAATTAATATTTGTTTTAATAATATTTTCTATCTCGCTAATTATATTTTGTTCTGTATGGTTATCTATGTTTTTATTAATTAAGTACTCCCTATTATCATCAATAGAACGTACAACAGATGAACCACCTAATGAATTAACAGTCGCTGAGGTTGAACCAGCTACGTGTAACTCTTTTACATTATTATTAGAATAATTAAAACTATTAGCATAATTAACAGCTTGTTGAATTGTATGACCTGATGCTAAATAAGGCCAAAATCTATTTTGCCAATCTGCTATTGAATTTCTATAAATCACAAGTTTCCAACCAATAGCAGTTCTAGCACCTACATTATTAGCATAGTGTGTTATACTTGAGTTATTAGATGCCGTATTACATCCTTGAAACATAATTAATTTTATTTTACTTGCGTTAAAAACTCCAATTCCAATTGTTCCGTAAGGTGATGAATAATTATAAGTATTTGTATTTGTTATCATAATATTGTATTCAGGCCCTGTTCTACCAGAAGTCGTAAAACTTACATTATTATAAGCTCCATGCCCTGCCAAATATATAACATCGGATTCTAACCACCACCTAGTTGGTGAAACACCCGGTATCTCCATAAAAATATTTGAGTATGTAGGACCAGTTCTAGCAATAGCACTATATCCCATAGAAGACATTTGTCCTTGAACATAAGTAGCAAAAGTTCTAGTATCTTCCCCATTTGGATCGCTCAAGTCTGCACCAACAGAAAAACCATAACCACTAGCTGCAAATATTGGAGTTATATATCCTATAGAAAAAACCCCAATAAGGACTGAATATAAAATTTTTTTAAATTTTTTCATAATTTTTTCCTCTCTTTCTTTTTTATAATTATATAATTTTTTTAAGAATTTTAATATTTAAAATATCACCTCTTCTTTCTACAACATTTCATGTGATTTTCTTTAACTTAATTATAAATAAAAATAAAAATAATTTAAATACACATTGTATCAAACATTATAGTAAGCGCTTAAAATAGAAATTAATTCTCTAAAAAATTATTTTTTATTCTTTTATACAAAAAAAATAGATTTTCATACAATCTATTTTTTAGTCTTTCTTTTCAGCTATAAAATTTATGTTGGTTTTTTCAATTATTTTTTCAAAAACATCTACCCCATAATTTACTAAGTTAGCTTCATAATCTTGAATGGTTCTTTCTTTTTTATCAATTAAATCGCCAAACTCTTTTTGAGTAAGTCCAGTCCACTCTCTAATAATTCTTATAAAGTCGCCTTTATTATAATCTTTCAAATTAACTCTCATACATAACTCCTAACTATCTATTTACATTATATTTTAAAAATTATGTAATTTGTTAAAACCCACGACCACATCGTGTGTTATAATAGTTATGTAAGGTAGAAAGGAGTTAAAATTATGTTCTTAAAAAATAATGATTTACAAAAGGAAAAGGATTTTATTAAAAGATGCAAACCACATTCTAAACAAATCGAAGATTATATTGAATCGTTTATTGCACCAGATCTAATTGCATTTTATATAGCAAGTGGTTTTTATTCATCTTCAATATACGAGCAAAAACTTGATACATTAATAACAACAGGTTTAGAATTTTTAAACACTTCTATAAATAACAACGAAATATTAATTGAAAATATAAAAAAAACACTAAAAATTAAATATAACTTATCTATAATAGAAGTAAATCCTTTAATTGTAGAAACATATTATAAATAAAAAAAGGTAGATTAGATAACTTACCTGTACTAGCATAAGTTAAATACTGCTCTCTACCTATGTTTATATTATCAAAAAAAATTAAAAGAAACAACTACCATAATTAAAATTTGCATCAGTTGTTAATTTTATGACACAAAATCAAATAAACAGAAAATTATTTTCTTTGAATCTTTTTTTATGCATTAATTTTAAAATTAAGTACATTTATTATTTATGAATACTATTAATAATATTATAATAAAAAATTAAACAATATAAAATTACAAATCTTACTTATCTTCGAAGAACTTACCTACTTCTACATCTAATACTACTGATATTTTATGTAACATAGGAATTGATATGCTATCACTACAATTTTCTGCTTCTATTCTTCTTAGATAATCAGAAGATGTTCCTATAGCTTCAGCTAAATCCATTAATCTAACATCTTTTTCATTTCTATATTTTTTAATATTTTTACAAATTACACCTTTAATATTCTCGTTAAACTTATATTCTTTCATATACACCACCTATATAAATTATCACATTATTTAAAACAAAAAGAAGTTAACAAAATACTCACACTTATGTTATAATTATGTTGATGAAAGGTTGATTTTATGCAAGTAACCAATAAAATTATAGAATTACAAATTCACTACCACATCAAGCAAACACAACTTCACATACAATTCTATGAAACAAAGTTAAATAGAATTATTAAATTAAAAAATATAGATTTAGAAAATGAACCATTTTATATTAATAAAAAAGCTCATCAAAAATGGGAAAAAGAAATAGAAAATTACGATAAAGAAATTCAAGAAACGCTATCATTAATAGAAGAAGAAAAATTATCACTAGAAGAATTGATGGGAATGTTAAAAGGCTAGTTCAAATACTAGTCTTTTTAGTAACAACCATGTTTATATTTAGGTTTATCATCTACAGTACAATAATATTTTGCTTTAGAACTTATGTACCCTTCACCAAACATATCAGTTTTAATTTTAACAACATTATTACCACAATCTTTTAAAATTTTATATGATAATCCGCCATATTTTTTAGGTTTTATTTTTGCAATTGAATTTTCTGGAGTTAATGTTGTATTTTTATAAATTGTTCTATAATCTGCATCTGGAGAGATATTTAAATATTTAATTATTGGTTTAGGTTCTTCCTTTTTAGTTCCTTTTTTTCTAAAGGCACGAGCTACTCCTGATAATCCTACTCTTGTAATTTCAGTAGCACCTTTTGGATTTTCACCAGTTCCTGCATTATTTTGAGATAAATACCAACATGATTTACCATCCCAATTATCAAAAATTGCAATATGATGTTTCTCCCAAATTACAACATCTCCTGGATACATATTTGTTGTAGGTACTTCATCAAAATATTTTAATAACAAACTTAATTTAGGTTCTTTTAACATATTTCCTACATATCCGCATCCAGATAATATATTTGCTGGTAATTCTAAGCATTTAGTAAAATAATATTGAGCTAAATCCCAACATTGTCCTCCGTATGAACCATCATAATCTAATAATCTTCCATTATATTTATTTTTAAATTCTTTATATGTCATATTATTCACCTTTACTTTCTTTTAATTGAGTTCCAAAATAGAATGCTATAATCATTAAATATATTTGTTCTATATTCATTTTCCCTATAATTGATAAATATGCTACGACTAATGTTAAAATTAAAGTTACTAAACTTTTTACATTAATTAATTTTGCTAATTTTTCTTTCATATTTACACCTTCTTATTCATTAATCTTTCCCATTTGTCGTGAATGTAAGAATTCAAATTCAAATCTTTACAATAATGGTCGTAAACTTCATATGCTCTTTTTATTTGTGTTTCATCTTTTTCTACTCCCTTTTCAATATCAGCAAGGAAGTCCACTAAATAATTTCTGCATTGATTTTCATCTATCTTATCTATTTTCTTATTTAATGGACTTAATTGCTTATTTAACACTTTCTTCATTGTTACCATTACCGCTGTTACAACACCCACAAATTCGACTATAAATAGCAAAATATTGGATATTTGACCTAATGTTATATTTTCCATTTTTAACCTACTTTCTATGATGTTCTCTTCCACATATATACCGCTAAGTATGGTGGCATAGTTGAAACACTATGGTTATGTGATGGTATGCTATGTGTATGTGAAGGAATACTATGTGTATGTGATGGCATACTATGAGTGTGTGAACTTAATGAGTGAGTATGTGAGCTTAGCGAGTGAGTATGTGAACTTAATGTGTGGGTATGACCTTGACCACCACCAGTATAATTAGTATAGTTAGCAGAACCACTAAATCCATCGGCCGCAACACCAGCTACATAGTTTAATGTACTTGTACCAGTTTTTACACCCCAAGTATTATAAGTTTGGTGATTATGAGATGGCATTTGTGCAGCTGATATTGCTGTAGAACCAGAAGTATTATTACTTGGACCGCCAGATGTATTGTTACTAGGTCCGCCTGATGTATTAGTACTAGGTCCGCCTGAAGTTCCACTAGTTGAACCAGATGTTCCACTATACGAACCTGACGTTCCACTATAATTACCAGAATTTACACTAGTAGCACCACCAGTATTACCAGCACTATATGAACTACTAGCTCCCAATAAAAATCTATCTTTTAATTGTTCCCATGTTCCACCAAACAATGTTCCTGGATTTGTAGAATTTATACTTATATAAATGCTTCCTACTGGATAAATAAGATCAGCTAATTTTTTTTGACTTATTGTAAGTGGTGAATCTAATGAAGGCATTCCATCTATTCCCATATGATAATTTCCATTACCATCTTTTAATAAACTAAATCCAACCTTACCATCTGTTATAGATATAGCATTACTTTCACTTAATTCTAAATAATAATTACTAAATCCATCTATTACTTTTAATTGTAAATCGTAAGCAACACCAACAGAAAAACCACCAGATGTACCATTTGCATGTATTAATAAATTATCTAAAATAACCTTATCATTATCATATGTCAATTTTGAAAGTTCTATAGGAATCCAATCACTATAAGTATTGGAATTTTTAGTTTTAGTTCTATATTCACATACTACTATTGAATTGTTTCCGTTTCCAAAATTTCCATTCCAAAAGTTCATTACGGCACTTAAATAAGTTTCTACATCTACTCCATTTTTTCTTTCTGTTTCTATTGATGCAAATGAAGGCTTATAGTATTGTTTGAAATTAGTTACTGTTTTAGTAATTGTTGTTTCTAGTCCTCTGCTATCTATCGCTGTTACTTTTAAACTTGATGATTTACAATTACTTATATTAGTAATTATTTCGGATTCTGAAAAATCTACAATTACTTGTTGAGAACCACATTCTATTCTATATTTTTTAATAAATGCACTATAAGTACCACTAGCTTTATTTGTTTCACTTATTTTAAATGTTGTTGTTGTTTTACCATCTACAATAGTGTCATAATTTCCAGTAAGAGTAAACAAATCGGTAGCATATTCAAAATTGCTAAACTTTGGTTTACAGTTATTTTCTTTTATCGAATAAGTATTACCATTATTTCTAATTCTCGTACTTGAACCATATACAACTTTAACCTGGTAACTTGCACTTGGCTTTTCTGGAATTGTTGCATATAAGTATGGCACAGTTGTTTCCAAACTATTTAAACCTTTATAAGTTTCTGAATTGCAAGAATACTCAACATTAATTTGTGTACCATTTCCAATTATATAAAATTTAAATGTTCTACCTAAAGGATTATAAAATTTTAATGTAACTTCATTACCCAACGAAAAATTAGGTGTTTCTGTACAATAAGGATAATCATAAGTAGTTATAGCAGAAGTTTCAGCATATCCAGCTTCACCACTTGCACTACCTATTTTTTCTACTTGTATATAATATGTTGTATTTGCACTTAAATTATTAAATGTATTAGATGTTTGCCAACTACCATAACTTCCACTACCTTGCTTTATTCTATATTTAGTAGAAGAAGCTGTAACACTACAACCAGATGTTACGGTAATACTCGTTTCAGTTTTACTTGAAAAGTTTATGGATGCAACTGTTGTAGGATGAGTAGTAACTGATAAATTACTACTATCTGTTGTAAGTTGACTATCTTTTCTTCTTATTCTTGTTTTAATATTATAAGTAGTATTAGCACTTAAATTGTATATTGTATAAGTACCACTTGTACCATCTGATACATCAACGCCTGTCCAGTTTGAACCATTATTTGTAGAATACCAAAGATAATCTACAGTATTATCTGAACTCCAATTCATTGTAATACTAGAACTTGTTTTACTTTTTAAACTTTGATAAGAGGTTCCATATCTAGGAATTTTAGTAAGTGTAACTGTTTGTGTTGTCTTATCTACTTTAAAAGCGTTACTAGCAGACCCACCATCCCAATAATTTGTCATATAATAACCTAAAGTTATTGATTTAGAACCATCATCGTTATGTGTTATTTCTTTGCTTGCAGAATATATATGTGTATATGCTCCACCACTAGAACTAGAATTTCCAGCGATTTCTAAATTAAGATTACTATCATCTCTAACTTCTGAACTATCAAAATATGCTATTCTACAACCACCAACATTTATCAAGTTAGTTACTCCAGAATATATATTAGTTCTATGTAAATATACATTTATTGTTACTGTTGATTTATTTGTTAGTGAATATGTCGCATCATCATAAGTTTCTTGCCATGAAACATAACCACTAATTGCTGTATTATAAGTAGATATATTAAATCTACCACCATTACCATATACCGTTGCCATTAAATACCACCGTCCGATTTATAGAATATTAATGTTTCATAACCTTGATAATTTATTGTTTTCATATCGTAAGTTTTAACTAACATTTCATCAAGTTGTCCTTTTTTACTTATAAAACCATCTTTAGTAAATTCTGTTACAATTTCATATAAATTTCCATTAGCAAATCTTCTAACTTGAAATCCTTGTGCTGTCATTAATGTTGCTATTTCTGAACCTGTACAATAGATTTGTAATCCCAATCTTGATAACTTTAAAATTGTATTTACTATTTCTCCACTTGCAGGTTCCCAAGAAACTTTATCACCTTTATTAAGCATTAAATCATATATATAACAATAACCATCATAGATAGATGAAGTTTCAATTTCTAAAACATAACTTGATGTTGTTGAAACAAACGAAAATATTTCTTCCATATAATCGCATTTAGCATCAATAATCTTTTCATATATTACATCGTTACCAATTAACCTAACTATTGTAGTTGTATTTTCATCATTTGAAATTTTATAAGATAATGTGTACTGACTTCCTATAACTAAACCTGATATATTATTTAAACTACTTGTCATTTTTCCTTGACTAATACCTATCTTTGCTGTAGAAACAGTTTTACCAACTAAATCTACGTCATACCCACCTTCATATTTTGAAATATCAGTTTCTTCATAAATCCAAACATCATCCCCAAATAAAAGTTGACTATCTTTTATCAAATTATTTCCGCCAGTAACTTGAAACATATTTTTTACACTGTTAATATCTTGTTCAACCTGAGATATTTTAGATGAATTATTATTAACTTCTTCTATTGTAGATTTTATTTTTCCTTCTTGTTTATTTACTTCAATTTGTGTATTTCTTAATGCTTGTCCTAGAGATATATCTTGCTTAGTTTTTATTTCTTGTTGAGTTAATATGCTACTAGAAATTGTACTTTCGAAAGTTCCATCATATGTAAAAGTATGTTCAAATATGTATGAATCAAAATAATTTTCACTATCTTGATAAACTCTAACTTTGTTACCTATTTTCAAAAATGGTTTTCCATAATAAGAAAGTAATTTATAATCTACATATTTCAATCCTTTTAATCTATTAAATATTTTTTCAATTGCACTTTCCCTTAATTCTGAATTATATAAAATATAATCTTCACTAATCGTTATAGGATACTCTCCATTCTCGTTTATACTTTCATCATCTTGAATGGAAACATTTTCATCATCTATTTGACTATTTTTTAAAATCAATGAATTGACTGGACCAAAAACATTATTACCACCTTCTAATGTAGAATAATCTTTTAATTCAAATATATAATCTGGTTCTTCATTTTCACTTAACCAAGATAAACATAATTCACCAGTTAATTCATCAATAGTTACAAACGAGCAAGAAATTATAGCTATTGTTTGTAATACCACTCTATTAGTTTCGTTATTAGTAAATGGATTTGAAAATATAGGAATTTCATTATTTATAAAATCTATACAATTAGAAAATAAACCTAGTTGACTACACACATCTTTAAATAAATCTAAAACTGTAACATTATCATTAAAATTAAGGTTGCAAATATATTTCTTATCTATATTATTTACTAAAGAACTATAAGCCGTAAATTCACTTTGTTTGTAAGTTATTAAGTCTTTTGGTTTTTCTATATAATACTTTCCTAATTCTACATATTCTACTGAACTATCTTCATATTTAAGACCTGCTTGTACTTGTAAAGTCTTATCAATTAATGATATGTCGTTTGGAAGACCAACTAATTCGCCAGTTAATTTAGAAATATATATACTTCCAATTATTGTTCCATCAATATAACAACCACTATTTATAGAAAACTTTTTTAAATAATTGTTCTCTGTAATAGTATTTTCATACCCCTCTAATTCTATTTTTCCTAATCTATTTTTAAATGCTGACTTTTTACATTCATTTATAAAATTCTCGCTAACCATAATATCACCTACAATTCTATAATTGCCTGTGATATAGGTTCATATATTTCAACTAACTTATTATTAACTTCATAAGGAAACATAGATTGAGCCAACCTATCACCCCTATAACATTGAATAGTTTTCCATTCTTTATCAAATGGATTTAAAAATTCAACTTCAATTGGTGATGGTCTTTTTCTAATCTCAGTATAAAAATCAACTAATTCATCTTCGGTTAATGGTCTTGTTACTAAATCTAATCTAAATTTAGTATTAACTACATTTAGTATCATATCTCCATTGGCATTAGTAACATCCCTACCACTATTCTTGGAAACATCATATTCTCCTATAGTACTTTGATTAGATAAATAATGAGATATATCAACTCCGTTAAGTTTTACTTTTGATAACTTTAAAGATGGACCAGATAATTTATATCTATAGCCATTGTCTGTAAATTCTTGTATCATAACTCACCAACTTTCAAATCCCTTTGAAAGAAGTGCTACATTGGAATTATAATAGGACAAACTCCAGTTTGTTTTGTTTTTTGATTTATACCATTAACCGCTGTTTCTAAAATTGTTCCTTGATCCGTAGTTGCATTAATATCTACTTGAATTGGTCTTGAATTAATTGCTCTTGCAACATAATTTCCAATATTTCTAGAAATCTCACCATTAACATTTGCATTAATATTGCTATTTAAAGAACCATTAATTTGTCCATAATCGATGTATTTATTTACATCTAAAGATAAATCGCTAGGTAAAGAATTATAATCAAAATCCATTGTTTCTATAATCTTAGAACCAAGATTTTTAATATTAGATAATGTTTCCTTTTTTTCTTTATCAAAACCTATATTAAATCCATCTAAGAAATACATACCCATTTCTTGGGTTGCTTTTGAAGGAGAATGTTCTTTTAGTGAAGATTTAAATTTAGCTAATAAATTAGCACCAAAATTTGCAATTGATGAAAATACAGAACTTTGTTTATTTTGATTTTTAATACCCAAATTAACTCCATCTATTAAATATTCTCCAGCCGTCTTAGCATCCATCTTTTTATCTTTTATTTTTTGAATAGTACCATTAACTAATTTTTCCATTGTACTAACAGAAATAGGTTTTCCAGATTCAATGCCATCAACATATAATTGCATCATTTCGTTTGCTGTCTCTTTAAATTCATATTTTTTATTTTTAAAAACACTTAATTGTTCATTAACACCTTCAAGAGTTTTGTTTTTTGCTAATTGATTTTGTAATTCCAATTCTTTTTGAACTAAATCTCTCTCTTCTTCTAGTTGTTTAATTTTTGCTTCTGTTTTAATCTTTTCTGTATTTAAATAATCTTCATCATAGTTGTATTTATTTTTCTTTAAATCTTCTAAATATTTCTTTTGAGATTCAATACTATAAGAATAATTTTTTATTGTTTCATCCTTTGTTTTTCCTTGATAATTAACTGTATCATTATATATTCTTGAAACCACATCATAATTTTTTTCAGATAATCCTACAAGAGCATTTTCATAATCTCCAATTATTTTTTGATTATTTGCCCATTGTAATCCAGCTTCTTCTTCACTTTCAGTTGCCAAGATTATAGCATCTCTCATCCTGATAGCGGCATCTCTAGTACTAGTCATTTCACTTGTCATTAATGATACATTTTTTAAGGAAAGACTTCCTGTATCTATAAAATTTTGTAATTCTTTATCTGTTAATTTAAATTGTTCTTGTAAATCTTCAAATACTGGAGTTGCCTCTTTATATGCATCTTTTGTATTTTTAATAGCATCAGCATATGCTTGTTCTAATTTAACTCTTTCATCCATAGCTAAATTATATTTTTCAGTATTTGCTTGTACTAAATACTCTGCTCTTTTGGCTTCAATAACATCATAAATAGATTGTTCTAATTCATCATATTTTTGAATTTGCCCATCTACTATGCTTATTTCAATTCCAAGAGCATTTGCTAACTCATTAACTATAAAATTAGCTCTTGATTCATAACCAGTTTTAATTTTTCCATTAGCATCAGTTATTAATTGTAACTCAGCATATAAATCCTTATAATATTCTAACTCTCCTAAATTTTGATTTAAGAATGTTTGTCTTGCGGCATCTGCCTCTACCATTGATTCTTCATATTGAATTAGAACATCATTGACATCACTAATTCTATTTTTTAAGGAATCTTCATCTTCCATTAAAGCTCTAGTAGCAACTGAACATGCACTCATTAAACCTATAATTGCACCAAATACAGTTCCTGTTGTTCCTAACAAAGGAGTTAATGTTGCCATTGAAGCTCCTACTGTTGCAATAGTTCCTATAATTCCTTCACCAACACTTATAAAATTAAATCCTTCATTCTTTAATGTAGTTACTGAATCAGATATTGCCATCAAACCACCAACAACAACACCTATATTAGATAAAGAACCTAATAATTTGTTAATTGATGTTGAAACTAATCCTACCTTAATTCCAATACTTTCTACTAATGTTATTATTGGGTTTAATATGCTAACAACTACTTTAAAACCAATAAATGTTTCAAGTAATTTAGTTAATAAATTAATTGCAAAATCACTTTTTCCAATAGACTCTAGTAAATTTGCAATTCCACTAAATGCACTGGAAATATATTTTCCAAAACTTCCATTATCAAAATCATTTTTTAAAATATTAAATACTTTAGAAATTATTTCTTTACCATATTTAACTATCTTCTTCATAGAATTTATTATTTTACCCATAGTTGTATTAGATTTAGTTAATTTAAATTTAACTTCTCCAGTTTCTTCATCTATAGTTTTTGTAAATCCTAACCACTCCATAATTCTATCTCTTATCTCAGTAGCTTTCATTCTTACTTTATCCATTCCATTGTCATATCCCTTAATTGCATCTAACAACCTTTGGTCTATTCCACCAGTAACTTCGCTAGGATTTAATTTAGAATTATTTTCGTTTATATTATTTATTTGGTCAAAACCTAATGTTTGTCTTTTTAATTCTTTTAAACTATCTGTTGCTCCATCTATACTATCTGATAGTCCACTATAAGCATCATCAGTACTTGCGATTCCAGTATTGTAATCTGATAATTGAATACCAAATATATCAGCAATTGCCTTTGATACTTCTTTAACTACCATTAATAATGCATTAGCATATGGTAAAATCTTTGCAAAAGTTCCCATAAACAAACTTGTTATAGCAACTTTAGATTCTACTAAAAGGTTTTTAAATACCTTCATTTGGTTTGCTGGAGATTCAATTGTATCAGCATAATCTCCCATAGCTACCTTAGCTTGCTCAAGAGCGGCTATATATCTTAATATTTCTTTTTCTCCTTGAGATAAATCACTAACAGACCTATCAATAATACCTAAAGACTCTAATATTGGTTTCATTGTTGATTGAGTAACATCTATACCATAAGATCTTAATGGTTTTGTCTGTCCAGCATAAACACCAGCTCTTAGAGCTTCAGCAACATCACTTTCTGATTTGTTATATAAAGATGCTAAATCATATGTAAATTTAGTCATAGTTTCTGACATTATTTTTGAATAAGCATCTGGAATACTTGCATTTTCTGCCATTGATTGGAACAATGCTTGATACTTTAATGTTTCAGTCATATTAGTACCAAATGCCTCATTTAATGTATATTGAAATCTTGTTGCACTTTGTCCTAAAGTAGAAAATGTTTTAACTCCATTTTTTTCTATATTTTTAAAAACAACATTAAATAAATTTAATTGTTCAGTTCTATCAGTTGATTCATTCATCCAATTCAAGAATGTAGTTGATAATCTTTTAACACCATAATATAATCCAACTAAAGATAATGATTTACCTAAACTACCAAACATTGATGTTGTCTTTTTAGTACTATTACCTAATTTCTTAACATTTGATGTTACTCTCTCTATAGAACCATCTTGTCCTAACTTAAAAATAGTGGAATATAATTTTTTTCCTGTTTTTTCACTAGTTGTTATTGTAGAATTTAAAACTTGACCTTCTTTATTTATTTTTGTTGATACTTTCTCAACAGAATTTCCTAATTTAAATACTTCATCTGTAAGTTTATGTAAATTATTTATAGCTTCTTTTGCTACTGCTTTAATATTTATTTCTAATGATTGATTTTCTTCCATTATTCCACCACCTAACTATCCCTAGTTTTAGTAGTGCTACTTTCTTCTTTGCCCTTTATTGCCTGAACTTGTAATACTCTATTTTTTATTTTTGCTACCAATAATTCTTGTTCATTTAATCTTTCTTCCTCTAAATTATTTGAAGTCGAACTATATGGTTTTTTAGAATATTCCATTTTTTTATTTCCAAAACAATTACATAATGCTACATGTATAGATTCACAAATATACATTCCTTGTAACCATGCATTATGATTAAAAATTTCTTGTTCTTCAAGTTTCTTTTTATAATAAGAAAAACGGTATGCCCAGAATAAGTCAGGGCTATCTTCCCAAAACTCTTTCACTGACATACCGTATGTAATTGCCATAGGCAACAAATCATAAAACCAATCAGTTAAGTTTTTATATTGTTTGCCTTCTTCTTGATTAATTATATCTCTGTTATCTTTAGAACTTCGTTCTCCACTAATTCTGTATCGGCTAGGGCATTCATAAAAGCTGAATATTCTTCTATAGCGAATTTAATTACACTAGCAACCCTATTATTCTTCTCATATGTTTCTAATAATTTAATTGCTAAATTACCATTTACTTCTGGATGATTTGCTATAAATAAACTAGTCCATAATAAGTCATAATATGTTAAAGGTTTATTTTCAAAATCTGCTATTGAAAAGCCATTTGCCTCTAACCATTTTATTGAAGTTCTATTTAATTGTAATTTATAGTTTTTTTCATTGATATTAATTTCTAATAATCTCATCGTTTTTCCCTACTTTCAATTTTTATTAAGTTGTTGCTATCTTTCCAGATACTTCTTCTTTTGTTAAATATGCTGGAGATACACTTGGTACTGTATGTAAAGTACATTCAATTGCACTACCTACAGATACTTCATTAATCCATGTTTGAACTGAACCATTATATTCAACTCCAGTTCCATCTGGTAATTTAATTAAAATATCTTTAGAAGTATTATCACAAACAGCTTGTACTGCCTTTAAATTAGCATCTGTATAGTTGTATGTAAAATCCATATCTCCAGTGTCTGGTCTATCAGCAATATAAACTTTTGTCGGATCACTTGAAGTTGTAATTTCTACAGTTCCACCAGCTTGTCCTGTTTGTGGCATTCCTTTTACAGCAACTAATACCGCTTTTGAATAAGTTTCTTCAGTTGGTGCTTTAACTCTTAATTCAATACCTAAATCTAAATATCCATTCATTTTATTCACCTCTCATTGTAATCCCCTTACATATGAGTGCTACTTTATTTAGGATAAATTACCAAATTATCTAAGCCATATTTAGTATCTAATATTCCTGTTGCTCTAATTAAATTTCTATGAACATTTTCATCTATATTAGCAACATCATATTCTACTTTTAAATGCATGTGATAAGTAGATTCTAAATACTCTAAAATAACATTAGTTACTTCATCACATATAGTTTTTTTTGATAATTTATTTGTTCCATTAATTTGGTCTTGAGCATAAATATTTATTTCAATTCCAAAAGAATAATTTTCTTCACCATAGTTTAAATTATTATAACTTCTTTCTATAGGTAATAATTTAATAGGAACTATTGGAAAAATCTTACTATCTAATGGTACATTTTTAACTATCTTAGGTTTATATATAGATTTACTCTCTACATATTCTTTTAATCTAGGATATATATCGCTATTAAAAATATTTTCAAATAACATTAATATCACTCCTTTAAAGAATTTCTAAACTTTTGATATTGTTCATCGTTTAATGAACAAGTAATCGCATAATTATAATACTCACCCATATATTTTTTTATAATTTGTTCCGCATCATAATACATATGCTTAGCTTTCATACCTTTAGTAGTTATAAACGACTCTGTCTTTTTATTGAAATATACCCATCTACCATATTTATCTTTATATTGAGATTGTAGATTATATTGATAACCTGTAGAATTTGTATGAGTACCAGAACCTATAATTCCTGTTCCATACTCATTAAAGATTACTATCCAATCATTAGTCCAAATTCTAAAACCATTTCCATCACTTATAATTTCTTTATGTAATGTATTGATATGATTTTTCAAATTATTATTTTTATATAATTCAATCAATAATTCATAAGTAGTTTCCATTAAATCCATAGTAGCAATTTTAATATTACTTTTAAGTCTACTTTCTATTTTTTGAAGTTTTTTTTGAAACTCTTGTAGACTTTGTACTGATAGATTTATTTGATTCTTCATCAATTACCTCATCAATAGTTATTTGCTTTTCCTTTTTCATTTTTTTTAATTTAAAACCACTTTTTAAAAATTTATCTTTTGTTTTTTCATCATAAACAATTATGCCATTCGTAAATTGATACATATTCCACCTACTTTCCAGTAAGTTTTTCAAAATATATTATTATTACAGAATTACCATTTCTAGGTGGTAGCAATCTATAATTTGCTTTCTCACCATTAACTATTTCATCAATAGGATTTGCATCATCTAAATAAGCTATATCATATTCTTTAAAAATATTTTTATATGAAATAGGAATTACTGCTTTTTGCATTATATTTGCTTTTTCTCCAAATTCTACTATTTCAGAATAAGAACTTATTGGTTGATAATTAAATTTATATTTTATTGGTTTATCATAAGTAACAACTTCATTTCCTTCTTCATCTAAATCAACACTTACTTTCTTAGAAATGTATAGTTCTTTTTTCCATTTAGAAGGATTTGCATTTATTTCAAACATTATCTAGGAACTCCTGCTTTTGGAATTAATTCATTCATTAAACTAGTAGAGATTAAACCAGTTAGAAAAGTTACAGATAAACCATTTTCACTATATGATTGCACATTAGTTGTACCTATCTTTTTATAAAGTTCTATAGCACATCTAGTTTGCCAATTAATTATTCTATAATTATTAGGTAATTCTTGAATTTCTTGATTATAAGGATAAAGTGTATTTAGAGCCACAACTTTTGCATTATTTAACATATTAACAAACACTTCATCATTGTTATCATCTTCAGTATTTCCTAAAATATCTAATCGCATTATTTTAAGTTGTTCTTCTTGACTCATAAATACACTTCCTATCTATTAACTACCCTGATACTTCTTCAGTAACAGTAACAATTTTTTGTCCAGTTGGAGCAACAAATTCAGTAGATAAATTTGTGATTTTTCCATGATACCATTCTGGTCCGTGGTCTAATCCAATTTGCCCAAATAATTGATATTTAGTTCCAGCACCTTGTTTAGCTAACTCTTCTAAGAAGAAATTTCCTTTTCCTGGTGTTGGTTGTTCTACTGGTCCTACAACTGATGGGTTAATAACTAATGCTGTTCCTTCTGGAATAAATTCACCTAAACCTAATTTTACAGTTGTACCAACTGGTAAAATTAAATCTCTAACTTGAATTCCGTAAGAAGTTGTATATTCTTTTCCTACAGGCATTCCTAATTCAATAGCATTACCATGTAATTGTAATAAGTTTACTGAATTTAATAAGATAATTAAATTATCAATTTCTCCTCCAGCATTACTGATTAATGAAACTACATCGTTTACTAACCATAAGTCTAATTTAGAACCATTTGCATTTTTTGTATTAGTAGTTATAGCTTCTACCATACCTCTTGTTTTATTAACTTCTGTATCACTTGTTGCTTTATTAAATTTTCCTTGAATAAATGTTTTTTCAATACTTCTTTTTAATTTTTCCATTTTTCTAGCAACTTGGAAATCTAATTCATTTTGTGGATTAGCACTTTGTCCTGCTAAATTAACTCCACTTAATG